ACCAACGCTACATCCCGCGCGCCACGTCTACGGCGGGTTCGGGCGAAATGTCGAACGTGGACAACCGGACGCAGACTTTGACCATCACGGTCGGCGCTGCTGGTGCGTTGAAGGCTGGCGACCGCTTCACCATCGCGGGCGTGAACGCTGTCCACCCGATCACCAAAGTTGACACTGGTCAGTTGAAGACCTTCGTCATCAAGGCTATCTTGACAGGCGGCGGCACGGCGGGCACGAACACGGTTGCGATCTCGCCTCCGATCATCGCGGCGGATTCGGCCCCGACTGCGGCGGAAACGCAATACAAGAACGTGACGGCAACCCCGATCAACACGGCCCCGTTCACGTTCCTGAATACCACGTCTGCGGGTATCAACCCGTTCTGGCAAAAAGACAGCATCGAATTGCTGCCTTCGGTTCCGGGGCAGAACGTGGGCGGTCTGGACTTTATGCGGGCAACCACCGATCAGGGTCTGACTGTGCAGATGACCCGCCAAGGCGCGATCAACGGCTTGTCTGGCTAGTATCGTGCGGATTGCTGGTTTGGTGTTGCCAACCTCAACCCCGAGATGAACGGGCTGGAAATGTTCAGCCAAGTTTAACAACAGCGAGGGGGCTACGGCCCCCTTTCTACCACTCCGGGGGATGACATGGGCCTGACCAAGCGAGAATATATTGAGCGGGCCTACTCCGAAATCGGGATGGCCGATTATGTCTTTGACCTGCAACCCGAACAGATGCAAACGGCCCTGCGCACCTTTGACGCCATGATGATGGGTTGGGATGGCGGCGGGATCCGCATTGGCTGGGTTGGCGGGCAAGGCATGGGGGAAATTGACGTTGAAACGTCTACGCCGCTTTGGGCCGATGATGCGATCATCACGAATTTGGCGGTGCGTCTTTCCCCTTCGGTGGGCAAAACCCCGTCACAGATTACACTTTCCTTGGCATTGCAGGGGATGAACTTGCTTCGCAGCCGTACGGCACAACCGACAGTGCGGGCCTTGCGCGGTTATGCCGGGGCGGGGTCGGGATACAACAGACCGGGGCTTGGTTGGGGCGGGCGACTGCCTGAGCCTGCACCGCCGATTGAATTGGGCAATGACGACACGCTGACCTTTAGGAGCGCGACATGACGAGCATTTCAGACCTTTCCGGCGCGACTGCGGTCACTGCTGCAACGAACCTTGTGGGGACGCAAGGCGATGGCGGCGATTATCGTTACCCGGTGGCCTTGCTGCAAGCCTACATGCAGGCCAACCTGAACTTCGCAAGCAATGCTTTGGTGTCGCAATACGGCGTGCCTTTGACGGGAACGACTGTAACGGTGGCGACGGGCAATACATGGTTGATCCTGACCCCGGCAGGAACGCTGGCGGCGTTGACCATTGCCTTGCCGACAAACCGCACAGACAAGCAAGAGGTGCTGGTGAATTCAACGCAAATCCTGACCGCCCTAACCGTGAGCGGCGCTGGCACAACCGTTGTTGGAGCGCCAACAACTTTGGCGGCGAATGGGTTCTTCAAGATGCGCTATGATGGCACCCTAAACGCTTGGTATCGGGTGGGCTGATGGTCGCTATCCCGATCATTTCCGGCATCAGCGCCAAGGGTGCGGACTTTCGCAGCGAATATCCCGTGAACATGGTTCCTGTGCCAAAGGTGCAGGGAATCAGCCAAGGCTATATCCGGCCAGCACCGGGCGTTGTCGAGGTATCGGCGGGCCTTGGTGCAGACCGGGGCGGAACGCAATGGGAGGGCGTCCTTTACCGCGTGATGGGCGGCAACCTCTACAGCTTCACCGAAGCCGGGGTTCCTACGCTTATCGGGATGATTGATGGCACGAATCCGGCGGGCTTTGCCAAGTCGTTTGACCGTCTGGCGATCCGGGGCGGCAACAGCCTTTACTATTGGGATGGGACCCTGTTTTCGCAGGTGACTGACGTTGATCTGGGCGACGTGCTAGATGTGGTTTGGGTCGATGGTTATTTCATGACCACGGACGGGGCGGCGCTTGTCGTCACGGAATTGAACGACCCCTTCGCGGTCAATCCGCTGAAATATGGGTCCAGTGAAATCAATCCTGATCCGGTTGTGGGGCTGCGGGTGATCCGTAATGAGGTTTACGCGCTAAACCGATACACGATTGAGGTTTTCAACAACACGGGCGGCGCGGCGTTTCCGTTCCAGCGGGTAAACGGGGCGCAAATCATGCGCGGCGCGGTGGGGACGGATGCGGCCTGCGAATTCATGCAGGCACTGGCGTTTCTAGGCGGCGGCGAGAATGACCCGCCTTCGGTGTGGATTGGCGGCGGCGGCGCGGCTGAGAAAATCTCCACGCGCGAAATTGACGACATGCTGCGGGTCTATACCGAAGACGAATTGGCAGGCGTTGTGCTGGAAAGCCGCGCGGATCGCGGGCATGAATTCTTGATGTGTCACCTGCCCGATCAATGCTTTGTGTTTGACGGTTCTGCCAGCAAAACGGCGGGGCAGGCGGTGTGGCATATCCTGAAAACGGACGGCGGGCGCTACAAGGCGCGGGGCCATGTTTGGTGCTATGGGCGCTGGAACGTTGGCGATCCGGTTGGAACATCGCAAGGCTATCTGACGACTGACACTGGGGCGCATTATGGCGTTGATCAGGCATGGGAGTTCACGACGCCCATCATTTTCAATGAAGGCTTGGGGATGATCATTCACGAGTTGGAATTGGTGGCCTTGACGGGTTCGGTCGCGCCGGGGAATGATCCGCTTATCGGGGCGCAATACTCGATTGATGGCGAGGTCTGGAGCCAGTTGAAATACATCCGCGCAGGCAAGGCCGGGGAGCGCGGCAAGCGGCTGGTTTGGTATCAGCAGGGGTTCTTTCGGAACTGGCGGGTGCAGCGATTCACGGGTGACACGCGGGCGCATTTGGCCTTTGCCCGCCTTGATGCGCGGATGGAGCCGCTGGCCGTATGACAACGCCGCTACGCGAAAAGCTGTCCAGAATGGCCGATGGTGACACAACGCTTGTGCGCTGGATGGAGGAACTGATTCCCGTGCCTGTTGGTGGCACGGCGGGGCAGGTTTTGGCTAAGGCCAGCGATGCGAACTGGGATTTAACATGGCTGTCAGGCGGTGGCGGCGGGGTATCGGACGGCGATAAGGGGGACGTCATTGTTTCCGCTTCTGGTACGGTCTGGACGATTGACGCGGGCGTTGTGACGAACGCGAAACTTGCGGACATGGCCGGAAACACGGTGAAGGTGCGGCCCGATGTAACGGCAGGCCAGCCGATTGACTTGGCCTTGGCGGCTTCGCAGTTGCTTGGGCGCGGATCGTTGGGCGACGTGTCGGCAATCGCGCTTGGCTCTGGCCTAGCTATGTCGGGGACGACCTTGATCGCCAGCGGTGCGCTGATTGGCGCTGTCGGCGCAATCATTTAAGATCAAAAGGCTAGCGGAACAGACGGCGGAACATTTACGTCGGGGGCGGACCGAATCCGCGAATTGAACACGCTGGCCTATAACAGCCTTGGGATTGCCGCCCCGGTCGGCAATCAGTTTACACTTGATGCCGGAACCTACGAAATCCGATGGTCAGCGCCAGCAGGGGATGTTGGCGGGAATCAGTCTTGGCTTTACAACGTCACCGATGGCTTAATTGTCAAACGCGGGACGAGTGAGCGGGTTGTAGGGACTGTTTCCGCTTGGACGCGATCTTTCGGGTCTGCGGTTGTGACGCTTACAGGCAGCACGGTTTTTGAAATCAGGCATCGCAGCACAGGGACAAAAGCGACCAATGGCTTGGGCATCGCGGCGGGGCTGGGTGTTGAAGTTTATACCCGCGTGGAGATTTCGGCATTTTCACTCACGGGCACGGCCCTTGAGGTCAAGGATGAGGGGGCGGTTGTAAGCGCGGTCTCGTCCGGCCTGAACTTTGTCGGAACGGGCGTCACTGTCACAGGCGGCCCCTTGACGCCAACCGTGACGATCCCCGGCACTGATCTGGCCTACACGGCGGCAACGCGGCTGTTGGAATCGTCCACTGGAACGGATGTGACCTTGCCCTTGGTGACAACGGGTGACGCGGGGCTTGCGCCTGCATCGGGCGGTGGAACGACGAACTTCCTGCGGGCCGATGGCACTTGGGCAGCGCCGGGGGGCGGCGGCGGGTCGCTTTCGGGCACGTCATCCATCACGGTTCCGAGTGGCGCTTTCGATGATACCGAAACGATTGCAGCGGTTGGCGTTTTGCCGGGTGACGTGGTTTTCGTGACTTTGGCCCCGCATGATGATACTGATGAGAATGACCCGGAACTGTTGGACCTTTGGTCCCTTTCCGGGGTGGCTGGAACGGATCAAATCACGGTGAAGGCGGTCTTTGCATCGCCAACGTCCGGGGTGGTCAAGGTGAATTGGATGGCGGTGTAACATGGCAGCACTATCACGGAGCGTAACGGCTGGCATCTTGGGGTCAAACCCATTGCTGCACCCGCGCGAAACGCAATGGGTTCAAGGCGTCTTGGGCGCGCTGAATGCCGAGGTGATCACTGATTGCGACGGATCGGCCAGTGTGTCTTTGGACTTACGCGGGACGTTTTCGATGACGGTGGAAATCGCTGGCACAGTGGACGGTGTGAACTGGACGCTGATTCCGGTCAAGATTCGAAACGCCGCGTCTAAGCTATACGTTGCGGCGGTCACTGGGGCAGTGGCGGGGATTTGGGTGGGGTCTTGTGCGGGATTCCGTAAGGTTCGGGCGCGGGTTACGGCCTACACATCGGGCAGCGCGACGGCGACTTTGATTGCTGACCTTGCGGCCCCCGATTGGACGCTGGACGGCGCGGTCACGGCGGGCGCGGGAACGGTAACGGCGGCGATTGGTGTGGCGGCAACGCTTACCCTTGCTTCCCCCGGTGCTGGCTTGCGGCATTACCTGACTTACGTCGCAATCAACCGCTTTGCAGGCGCGGCTTTGACGGCGGCGGCTACCCCGGTGCTAGTGACGACCACCGACCTGCCAGGAACGCTTGTTTTCAGCCTGCCAGCGGACGCGGCTTTGCAGGGGACGATTTACCCGCTGCGAGAGGACTTCGCCTATCCGATTGCGGCAGTGGCGCAGAACACGGCAACGACCATTGTTGCGCCGCTAACTGCAAACGTAATCTGGCGGATCACCGCCGGATTTTATGTCGCGCCGTGAGGTTTCATGGACACCTTGCCAAAGCCACGGAAACCGCGCATAATCCCCCCTGTCGCGTCTACAGCCCCCGACAGCGCCCAAACGCAAGAGGTCGCTGTGACGCATACTGAAATCATCGCGCAAAACCTAAGCAAGCTGAACCTGCCCCAAGAGGCGGTGCAGTTTTTGCTTGGGCTTTGGGGCGTTAGCCATGTCTTTGACGATATGGCGGACGGCGATCAGCCAGACCGGGGCGAGTTGGACCGGGCTTTGTGGTTTGTGCTGGTTGGAATGCCGTTGAATGGGTTTTACCGCGACAATCAGGCGGGGCTTTTGCCCGTTGTGGCGACGGCGGTTCTGAAATGGCAGGCATCGGATAAGGCGGAGCGTGACGGCAAGGCGGATGAGCGTTCATTCGGCTGGCGCGCGGGGTTTTATGACGTGGTGCTGACGGTGGTTTGCCTTGTTCATGGCCCTGATGTGGCGACGGCCAATGCGGCGATGATTTTGGGCATGTATGGCGAGGCCTACAGCGATTACATTGGAGAGTTTCATGCCTGAACCATCACTAGTGGGAGTTGGCGTGTCGATGTTTGGCGGCAAAAAAGCGGCGGATGCCCAAAGCGACGCAGCTTCACAGGCCAGCGCCGCACAGCTTCAAGGCACCCGCATGAGCCTTGCCGAAACGCGGCGTCAATTCAACACGATGATGCGGCTTGTCGGGCCTTATGTCGGGGCCGGGAAGGCGGCAACGGCGGCTGAAATGGACCTTATGGGCCTTGGCGGTCAGATGCAGAAAAACAACGCGATTAACCAGTTGAAAAAATCGCCAGAATTTCAGCGGCTGGGGGCCGATCAGCGGCGCGCGGCGATTGCGGAATTTAAGCAATCCGACCGCTACCGCAACGCGGGGGCGGATCGGCGCGAGGTGCTGGATGCCTTCAAAGATTCAGACCGCTTCAAGCGCATGGGGGCTGGTGCGCGCAAAAGCGCCATTGCCGCATTGAGCGCCGACCCGCGCTTTAACGCGGAGGCGCGCCAGCAAAAGGCCATCGGTAAGATTGAGGGCGGGGCTGAATACGGGGCTTTGGTGGATGCCGGGGAAAACGCCATTCTGCAAAATGCCAGTGCCACGGGCGGCTTGCGTGGCGGAAATACCGAACGTTCGCTTGCCGAGTTCCGCCCGCAGATTCTTTCGGCCCTGATTGACAAGCAGCTTGGGCGGTTCGGTGGACTATCGCAGCGGGGACAAAATGCCGCCGTTGGGGCTGGGTCTAGTGCGATGCAGCAAGGGCAGATTGTGTCGGGGCTGTTTGGTGATCGGGGCGCGGCGCAGGCTGGCAATGCTTTGGCACAAGGGCAAGCGACGGCTAATCAATGGGGCGGCATAACGGAAGGCATTAATACGGCCTTGGGTAAACTTAACGAAGACTGGACATTCTGATGTTGCAAGCACCTGTGGATTATTCGATCAACGCGGCAAACCCGATGGAAACCGGGCTTGCGGGCTTTGCTATGGGCCAGCAAATGCGCAGCAATGAACAGGGTATGCGCGGAGAAGAGCAACGGCAAATGTTGCAGGCGCAGGAAGGTGCACGGGCTGAGACGCAGTTCGGGCAGCAAAACATCCTGTTCGATCAGGCGCAACAGGACCGCTTGCAGGCGCAAGAGGATGCTTTGGCGGCGGCTGAGAAAGAGGAAGCCTTGGCGCGGCAGACGCTGGCAGACAAGGGCGCATTGGTGGAATTGGTCCGGTCTGGCAAAGCAGGCGCGGCTGATTTTCTCGAATTCAGCGCAAAATATCCCGACATTGCCGAAGAATTGAAGGCACCATTTGACGCCTACACCGCTGAACAGAAAAAGGCGGCGGTGTTTGACCTTCGCAGGGCTGGCATGGCGCTGAAAACGGGCAAGCCTGAAATCGCGATTCAGATGCTTGAGGATCGGGCCGTTGCGGCTGAGAATTCCGGCGATCCAGAACAGGCCGATATGGCGCGGGCCACGATTGAAATGCTGAAAACCGACCCAGCGGCGGGGCAGGCATTTCTTGGCCTTATCCTGCAATCGGTCGATGAAGAGGCGTTCAAGGCGGATTATGGCGGGGGTGAAGGCCGTAAGGTTCAATCGACCATCGACTTGGGCGGCGGTCTGACGGCAACCGTGTTTGCAGACGGCAGCAAGGAAGTTACGGACGCCACAGGGCAGCTTTTGGAGGGCCAAGCGGCGGCTGACGCCATCAAGGCGGCTGAGGATCGCGGAGTCGAATTGAAACGCGCGGCGGCGGCGGGAACGGCTGAGGGGCGGTTGAAAACCGAGGCGGAACTTGCGGATGAAGCGGCAGAAGCCCGCGCGAGGGGGACGGCGGAGGGCAAGGCTGCTGGGGAGGCTAAAGCGGCTGCCTCTTCGCAAATTAGCAATGGCCAAATTGCGCTTGATGCTATTGACGAGGTATTGGAGCACGAAGGAATCGACATGGGGACGGGCCTTACGGCGTGGGGGAATTCCATCCCCGGAACCTCAGGCTATGCGTTCCAGAAGCGTGTTGAGCAGCTTGCGGGCGGCGCGTTTCTTACCGCTATTCAGCAACTTCAAGGGATGGGTGCGCTGTCCAACTCCGAAGGTCAGACGGCCACCGCCGCCTTGGCACGTTTGGACACCGGGCTATCGCGCGTGGAATTTGAAGACGCTTTGGCCGATTATAAGGCCATTGTTGACGCGGGCATGAAGAGAGCGCAGGCCAAATTAGCCGAGGGCGGTCCGACAGGGACGCCACCCGCCGGAATTGATCCGGCGGATTGGGAGGCCATGTCCCCAGAAGATCAGGCGTTGTTCCAATGACCGAACTGACCTTTTCCCCAGAGCAGCAAGCCGCCATTGACCGCGCCCGCGCCAAACGGGAAGCGGCCAAGCCTGCGCAATTCACGCCAGAGCAACAAGCGGCCTTGGACCGCGCAAGGGCAAAGCGTGGCATCGACAAGGGTGCCACGCCTGCCCCCGCCAGCATGGCATCGCCTGAAAAGGCCGTCACGCCAGCGCAGGCGCAAGAGCCAACCCCTGACGAAGCCGCAATGGCCGAATTCGAAAAATTCAACCCCGGCAAGATTGCGCAGTATGGCTACAAGACGCCAGCCGATCTTCCCAAGCGCGGGGGCAGCTTCCCACCTGTAGGGGTTGGCGGCAGGTCTGGCATGGCCCCTGGAGGTTATGTGCAAGGCCCCGGCCTGTCCAGCAACCAAGGGCTTCTGCTTGGCATGGCTGATACGGCGACGTTTGGCTGGGGGCAGGAAATCAATGCTGGGCTTGAGGCCGCGTTCACTGATAAGACATACGACGAAGCCTACGCCCCCTACAAGGCGGCAGAAGAGGACGCCAAAGCCTCTGGCACCTATGGGGCGGGGCGCGTTATGGGCGCGCTTACGCCGGGGGGGCTTGGCGCTAGGCTGGCAACGGGCGCGGCCAGCACGTTGGGCCGTATCGGGATTGGTGCAGGTCTGGGCGCGGTTTCCGGTGGCGTTACGGCATCAGGGCAGAATGATGAAAACCGTGTGGGGGCGGGGCTTCTGGGCGCTGGCCTTGGCGCGGTGATTGGCGGGGCCGTTCCCGCCGCTGTTGCGGGTGGCACTAAGGCATTCCAGAAGGTTTTCGGAAAGGCTGTGGAGAAGCCAACCGTTGAGGGGCTAGAAGCGGCGAAATCGCTGGCCTATAAGGCCGTCGATGACAGTGGGGAAATGTTTAGTAAGGCCGATCTAAAAGGCCTCTACAATCGCGTCGTGCAAGATGTGAAGGATGGGAATTATTTCAAAGGCACCGATCAGCAAACGAACGCCGTTCTGGGGCTTTTGAAGTCCAGCACTGGCAAGGAGCTGAAAATCGGACAACTGGATAGGTTGCGTCAGAATTTCTTCAAGCGCTTTGAAGCCGCCCCCAATGAAACGGGTATTCTTGACGCGATTGACGCCATTGATGACCTAATCCTGTCCCGTGCCAGCACCTCTTCTCTTATGGACGCCGCCCGCGCTGCGAATAGCGTGTTCAAAAAGGCCGAAACCCTTGATCTTGCCTTCAAGAAAGCGGACCTGCAAACCGCCGCGACGGGTTCAGGCGGGAATATCCTGAACAAATATCGTCAGGCGGTCACTGCAATCTTGACCAATCCAAAGCGGGCGAAGTGGTTTAGCGAAGCCGAAAAGGGTGCAATGGAGGAGTTTGTCAAAGGATCGGCCGGGCAGAATTTCTTGCGGAAAATCGGAAAACTTGCCCCCGGCGGCAATGGACTTATGACCGCGCTTAACCTTGGAGCCGTCTGGACAAACCCGGCAATGCTCGGCGTGACGGTTGGCGCTTCGGCGGCTAAGGGCCTGTCCGATGGGGCCACATCACGGGCCGCTTCGGATCTTGTCGGGCGCATGGGTGGCGCAGCCCCAGCGGCGGCGACGGCGGTTAGTCCGTTAGCGGTCGGGGCGGGCGTTGCGGCGGCTCAAGACCCTTACGCGGGGCTTATTGAGAGGTATGCGCAGTGACAAAGCTAACGCCCGAATATGTCGTGGGTGCTTTGACGGCGCGTGGTATCCCCCCGCATATCGCCCAAGGCGTCACAGCCCGTTGGATGACCGAGAGCGGCCTTGACGCCGGGATCAATGAAATAGCCCCCACGGTCGAGGGTTCCCGTGGCGGATTCGGTTTGGCGCAATGGACCGGGCCGCGCCGGGTGGCGCTAGAGGAATTTGCCGCCGCGCGGGGCGTGCCCCCGTCTGACCCAGAGGCACAGTTTGATTTTTTCATGGCGGAAAACGCTGGGCCGGAAAAGGCGGCTTGGGATAAGGTCATGG